GGGGCCTATCCAAATATTGGTGGAGCTACCGCAGGCATCCCATTCTTAATCAAACAGGTAATTGATTTCTTTAAACCTTATAGAGCAAGACTTGCCTTCTTTGAATCTGCCATGCTCTTCGATGATGCTCTATTTGATTCGGTTGTAATTGACGATTCATCTTCATTGATCATCTATCAGACAGTTGTTGATACGCCTGCTGCTAATAGTATATCATGTTGTGCATATCCAGAAGAGTCTCCATGTGACTCTACTTCTGCCCTGTATTACTCAAGGAGGACTTATGACTGCGGTTCATATTATGATACAGGAATTGCAGATGATCTAAATGATATGCGTCTTACAGTGCGTCAGGACGTACATGATTTCTATATGTGCTTACCTGATGGTTCAGCTGCAGTTGATTTTGACTTTGATTCAACAACAACTATAACTCTGAGTACTACTCTCCCACCTGATATATGTCAGTGGACTGGTGAAGAGGAGCAGTGGATAGATGAAGAAGGACAATGGATAGACGATGAGTCTGAATGTGTTCCAATTGAGGTACTCTTATCTCAATGGATTAATAGTAGTCCGGCGTGGGAGACCCAGTGGGTCGATGAACCACTCCAATGGGTCGATGAACCATATACAATTCTTACCTCTCCACCTGTTCCAGATCCAACGCCTCCAGAAGATCCTTTCTATCTCTACGGTTACATGGCTGGTGGGTGGCAAGATTTTGATGAAGAAGGTATGTTTGACTGTATGGGCGGTAAGGATGTTTGTCAGATTTATATACAAGACTCGACCGCAGTAGTTGTTACGACTACTACAACTGTCACTACTACGTTACCTCCTATTCCACCTACTACTACTACGACAACGACGACTACAACGACGACGACAAGTACTGTAACTACGACTACCTTTCTTGGATGTGTAGCAAGTGATAACTTTGATAATGATGTACTTGCTCCCTTCTGGACGTGGGATGATGATAGTGGAGCAGGTTCTTATGTTGAAGAAGGTGGATACTTCAAATTGAATACTGGGAGTGGATATCCTGGCGATGACCCCTTTGATCCACTAACAAGAATTAAACAATTATGTACTAGTCAAGAGTTTGATGTTGCCTGTAAGATGTTAGCTCCTCCTATTTACACTGGTGAAGATATTTGGGCTGGTCTATCAATTGAAGCAGCTGATGCACCATCTCAGCCGTTTGACTTTGTGCATATGCTAGGTTATACAAGATGGGGTGCCAGTAGTACACAACTGACTGCCGGCTGGGCAAGGTTTGGTAGTTCCGGGAGTGCTGGATCCACCGTTGCTGCTGCATCTGTTTACGAGGCTCCAGAGTTTATTTATAGAGCTACAAGACTAGCTAATGGTCTTATAGCCATGTATATTAGTGTAGACGAAGTAACCTGGTATGATGCATCTCTACGTTGGTCACCAGTCAGAATATGCTGGGATGGTGATATATGGATTGGACTTCATGGTGAAGATGGACCAGAACCACAAAGACAAATCTTATTTGATTGGTTTGATGGAGATTATAGTGCAACACCACTCTGGATAAGTTATTTTCAAGATACTCGAAATTGGAATCCAATTTCAAATATCAGTTGGAATGGGGGCAATTATTCATGGGACTTAAGTGCAGCAACTGCTATACTAGAGGGGAATAATGGTGATTCATTCTGGTATGAAAACTTTGCTCCATTGAGGATGAAAGTCTTCTTTACTGGTAAAGCCGATATTGATGTGAACTTGTTTGATACTAGTGTAACGACTATGTCTGGAGGTTATCAAAATGTAACTTCTGGACAGGAAGTCATACTAACTCCACCTGCACCTGGGGAAACTATTGGGGACCTTCAATTCCAGAATGCTAGCGCCTCTGTGCAAATCACTGATATTCAATTTTTAGCTGATAATACTAGTTGGCCAGATTCATGTCCAACCACTACAACGACCACAGTTACTACAACCTCAACCACTACAACTACCTGTTGGGGTCCCATTGGTGATTCATTCACTGGACCTGACTTAGATCCTCCCAATCCAGCACTTTGGAGTATTGTAACGCCTGCTGTTAGACTCCTAAATGATGAACTCAATCTATATATGTCTGGAACTCCTAACCCAGAAGTCGACCTCATTCCAAATATTGGGGATGGTGATTTTGATTTTAATGTAGATTATGACCTAATCCAAACCACAACTGCATCGGACTGGTACATAATTATGTCAGCCTGGGATCAGGCTCCCATTGGTTTCTGCAACGGTACCTATGTAGGAGTAATGAGAGGTGCCTGGGCTGGCGCACATGAATATCGTTTATACTATTGTAGTGGCGGTTCATTTGGTTATGTAGGTGCCACTGCTACTAGTGATATGTCAGGAAAGTTGCGTCTGTCAAGAACGGGAGATATATGGTCAGCCTATTACTGGAGTGGTGGATCTTGGGTTCTGATTGGCCAGTGGACACAGGTTACACATCCAGTAGGTAATGTGGTTGAACCTGTCACTTTCCAGCTTCGAGACATAGGTGGTCCTATCCCAGTACTAGAGGTCGCACTTGATAACTTCTGTGTAAATTCTATGGAAGCTATAACCACCACTACCACGACTACAACTACTACTACAACTACGACAACCTCGACTAGTACAACCACTACCACAAGTACGACTTCCACGACTACAACTACTACTGCACCACCATAATAGAACAAATAAATAGAGTAGTCGCTCGTTACTTTTAACTCCAATCGTCTTTAAACATTGAGGGTTTAGACGATGCCCTGTAAAAGGAGGTAGTCATGGTGTATAAAGATCGGTTTGTTGCCGTTATCAAATGTGGCGGTAAAGTCCTGAGAGAAAAAGATGATACTGTCACCCTGCCATTTGGTTCAGAGTATTCCCTTCTGTTGAAAAATCTTGAATCAAGAATAGCAGTTGTCAAAGTTACCGTTGACGGACAAGATGTCATTGATGGGTCTCTTATCCTTCAACCTAACTCTCAGTGCGAACTTGAAGGTTTCTTGAAGGGATATGAAGTTAAGAATAGATTTCGATTTATTCAAAAGACTGAGGACATAGTTGAACATCGTGGTGACCGAGTAGATGATGGGATTATCAGAGTAGAGTACAGGTTCGAAAAGAAGGTCGAGTATGAAGAGGTCATTAGGCGAAGGAGAGTTATTACTGAACCTTGGCGACCTTATCAACCTTGGCCATACTGTTATCCCCATTGCACTGGTTGCTACTGTGACCCCTGTTGTTGCACAAGGTATTACTATGGTGGGACAACCATTAAAACGGATGATGATTCCTCAGTTAACTATACATTTACAAACTCTGATGGTGATACTAAAGTAGGAACTTTCAATCACAATCAGTCGAATGATGTTCAATTGATGAATTGCTCCATTGGGAGTGAGACGCAGGCAGCTGGTTTCGTTACTAGTCAAGATGCTGTTCAGGAGAGTGCCAAACCTGCCGAGGATGAGGGCATCACAGTTCCTGGTTCAGCATCTAATCAGTCATTCAACTTTGGTTCTCATGGTGAACTTGAGTCTAACTCACACATCCTTGTGTTGAAACTCAGGGGAACCAAGGCCAATAAGACTAAGGTCGAAAAACCAGTTACTGTTAGGTCTAGGGTAAAATGTCCAACTTGCGGTACCAAGTCGAAGTCCAGTGCCGACTACTGTGCTAAATGTGGGACCGCCCTATTCTAATTAAACTAGTAGCGAGCGACTACTTAATTTGTATTTATATTAGAACAAATTAAAAACAATCTCAGTAAAGAGGATTTAACCATGAGCAAAGTAGAAACGATTCGCGTTGAGGTAAGTGACGAATACGGAGAGCACTGTTTTGGTGATGGTATGGATGTGAAGGAAAAAGTTCTCCGGAAACCTATGGGTAAAGTCGAGGTTTTTGAAGAATTAGATGGAGAGCGAAAGAAAATATACTCCAGCGATAACCTTGTGGTTTACCTTGGACGTGAATATGTAGCTGTAAGAGTTTTCAATGTTGATAACGCTAGTATAGTACCAGTTAAAGAGGATTTTATTGGGTGGCTAGGCCTGGGAGATGGAGGAGTTACGCCAGGTGATCCACTAGATCCGATTTTGCCGACCAATACTGATACTGACATGGCCAGTGAAGTGCCGATAAGTTCGGTAGACACTAGCTATGGTGACTTTCGTGGTGGTAGTTATTATAAGCATCCGATTGACACAATTGTTTATTATCAGGATGACGCAAATGACGACCAGTGGTTAATAGCACAAGTTACGACAACAATTGGATCTGCAGATGCAAATGGTGAATTGTTAAGTGAAGCAGGACTCTATGTAGCCCCAAGTAAATCAGGAGGCGAGACAGGTCCATTTAGTTTATTTGCCAGAGTCACATTTCCTACAATTGTAAAAGATGTTACCCGTCAGCTAGTTTTCGTGTGGTATATCTATTTCTAGAGTAGAGAAACAAAAAAAGGGATTTAAGAAATATACACCGAGAGAAAGGATGACTTCTATTAGAGTGTGATAACTAGAGAGAGAAGGATTAGGAGGAAAAACACATGGCAAATATCTCTCCAGGTGTATATACCAAAATTATTGATCTGTCAACGTATGTACAAGCTGTACCTGGAACAATCGGATTTTTCGTTGCGTTGGCAGAGAAAGGCCAGGACAATGTTTTCAAATTCATTGGTTCTCGTAGTGAATTAATCGGTGAATATGGTGAACCAAAAATCGAAACCTATGGACAGAGTTATGGTCAAGGTCTATACTGTGCCTACAATTACCTAGGTGAATCTGGAGCAATGTACTTTACTCGGCCACTACCGGATAATGCTACATTTGCGAATATAAGAATTGATGCTAGTTACGCAGCTGTTGATGCAACAGCTTCAGTTGTAATTAGTTACAACGATTCACTAAATTCAGAGTTAGAAATCACTACAAATCTAGAGGCTGTTGGCGACACTTATCCCCTATGTTTTATCTATCCAATAGGGAGAGGTCAGTGGTACAACAACCTTGCCATCAGAATTGTTGAAATCTCGAATCCTCTACTCAATGATGTTTACGTGATGGATATTTATGAGAAACAGTCAGATGGAGATGATGTTATTGTAGAGTCTTTTGAGATATCTTTCAGACCAGAAGCTCAAGATGACACTGGTAGCTCAATGTTCATTATGGATGTTCTTAATACTTACTCAACTCTTTTAAGAGCAGACATGGTGAGGGCCAACGGTGAGTGGACTGAAGGTTATGACATACTCTCAAGACGCTATGACAAAGATATTGGTACAGTAACCATAGTTGAAACTGCAGGTTTAGCCACCATCACTGATAACAAACAAGTTTTTAGTGACTGGGAAAATGCAGCTGAGACTGGAAATTCAACTTTCATGGTTGTTGCAAAAGATGCCCGAGGTAATCAACTCTATGGATGGTTAGGTGCCGCTGGAGGTGCAGAGGACGATACAGTCAATGTATTTGATGCTCGCAACCTCACAGGTGCATCTCAATCTTGGGTTGGTGATATGTCTGCATTTGATGAGGTTTCACTTATTACTTATGAAATCAGACAGTCAAATACAAGTGTCGCAACTGCGTTTACCTCAGCAGAACCTGTTCCATTGAAATATGGTTCAGAGGGCGATTTGATTAATGCAACAGGTGACCTTGATACTGCAGAAGCAACCACACTGTTAGCTCAGGCTTATGCTGGTGCTCTAACTAGTACAGTAGATGGATCTTCTCAGGTTGATGACGTACTAGACACCGAGAACATCTATATCAGTGCAGTGTTTGATTCTGGTTATCCAAATTCAGTCAAGCAGCAAATCTCTTCTCTGTGTCAGACAAGGCGTGACTGTGTGGGCATTCTTGACAATGGTGACAATCCCACATTTAATTCTGCCATTTCAGAGAGGACAGATGTTAATACATTCAACAACTACTTTGTTGCTCTGTATGAGTCATATAATAAGGTCTTTGATATCTTCACTGGTAGAGATGTATGGTTCTCTCCAATGTACCATATGTCTTATCTGTTGCCAAGAAGTGATGCTTTAACCGAAGTCTGGTTTGCTATTGCAGGTTTCAACAGAGCATCAATTGATACTATCAAAGAACTCCGCTACAATCCTAAGTTGGGTCAGAGAGACCAGATGTATCTCAAACAACTAAATCCAATTGTGAAGTTCAACCCGGGTTATGTTGTCTGGGGTCAGTTGACAAGTCAGGCAAAGGCGAGTGCCTTACAAGACCTGAACATTGTCCGATTGGTTCTCTATGTTAAGAGGGCCCTTGAGGAGTACTGTAGATTCTTCATCTTTGAGCAAAATGATCAGCTGACCTGGAGTCAAGTATCAGGTGATATTGTTCTGTTCTTAGAGGACATTAGGAAGCGGAGAGGCTTATACAACTTCAACGTAGACGTTGGTGCAACTGAATATGAGAGGAAGAGAAAGACCTTCCACGTCAACATTATGCTGGAACCAACACGAGTTGTCGAGAAGATCGAACTCAACTTCTTCATCGTCTAAAACCAAAAAAAATGAGCACAAAAATAACCCTCGGGTATTACACTCGGGGGTTATTTTTTCGTTGTTCACATATCTAAATTTTTCTCCTGCTTAGGTTTAAGCAAGATGTAGCTGCTTAAGGTCTTCTCTTCGACCCACTTATGCTTGTCGATTTCAGTTCCCCACTCTTTGCTGTTCTGAATGGTTTCTATTTTCCAAGGTAGTACGTATTTTGCTCCTAAGGTCCCCGCTCCAGTTTTTACAGCGTCAGTAATCTCAATTACCTTACACTCTTTCTCAGCTTCTACGGTCATTGAACCTAGTACAACATAGTTGCCTGGCGTAGGGAGCTCCATTTTACTTTCGATAATGGTAACTTCTGCCTCTTCCACAGGTTCGTAGGTTTGGTCCGAAAGTCTAAAACGCTTGACTATGATCTTACACATTACCTTTTTCTGGGGTTCAGATTTAGGAATAGGTTCGTCTGCTCGCAGTTGTGTATTTGCGGGTCCGCAAGCTAAGACTGCTATTCCCAACAGTGCCAAAAACCAAAGTTTTTTCATAAGACTGCTCCTCCTTATAAAAAATAACCCTCGGGTGTAAATTCGGGGGTTATTTTTTTCGTTGTTAACTTAGTCCTCAATGATGGACTCGAAAGGATTTCCCAAACCTTCAATGAGCATGAGGGCGTCCATATCCAGATCCTCAAGTTCTTGTTCAGTTACGTTTAATCCCTCAATGGGATTGTTTTTCTTTTCCGTGTAATCGTCGGCCGCCATCGACCCTTCCCGAATGATCCTCTCGTAGTAATTCATAAAGTATCATCCTCCTAAAATGTTATCTTACCGTTGTTTCTGATTAAGTTTCTGATTTTGTCCTTATCATTAGGATCCAGTCTTACAAATCTAACACCGAAACCATAGCGGTTATTCCAAACTACCTGAGCGTAGACTAGTATCGGCGGTTCACCTGGAATGTCAATGCACAAGTCAGTGTAAACACCAACTGGCATCATGACCGTTTTATTACAGATGTATGCACCGCCAGTGCTAATGTTCTTGGTCCTGGCGTGTCTGAACTCTCCTTTTAGATTAGTGAACTTAACGGGTAAAGTCACATCTAGCCTGGTTCTTCTCCTTTTGACGACGTGCGCTTTTACAACTTGTCTTTCATTTGTATGGATTTCTTCCACGTTCAACTCCTTTCAGACTCTATACTTTCGTTTACAAATTTGAATAGAATCTTTACGTGGTCTTGGGTTAAGTTTTCAAACTCCACTGCAAAACCAGGTTCTTCTCTGCCTTGGTCTTGAATCACATTGACACGAACAACTCTTGCACCAATCGTGCCTAAGTCCAACCTGAATGGGCCGGTTATTCGTAAGGTCAAAGCAATCTTCGCTCCAAGTGGCGGGGGGTCATTGATCAAGATGTACGCACCACCAACACTGACATCTCTGGTATGGGCAGGGTGGATACTTGTGTGGTAAGCGTAAACGATAGGCATGAGAGCTCTGACCCTTAACTTGAGACGCTTTAGAACCTGGGTCTGACCAGCATCAACCACTTGACACTCTAGCAGACTTGCTGCTAGCTCCATCTCCTTTGTGTCCAGAAACTTCTTCAATTCTGTTTCAGTAGATGCGGATAGATCCATACTCATACTAGTTAACCTCCTCTCTTATTTTTAACTGACTGAAAGTAAATACATCATATCTTGCAACTGCATGCCGGATGCCTTTAACAGCTACAGGTTTAAGGTAATAGTCGTATTGTACAATGACACGTTGTCCAAAGTGATTCATTGCACGCCAGTAACCATCGACAAGCATTCCTTGTCTACACTCATGTGGTCCATCAACGGCGAGAGTATTATCTGCCTGGTCGTAGATGTAACTAATTTTACTACGACAGAAATTTAGATCATAAGCATGTGATGTTGAAACCGTAACTAATAGATAGAGGATGACAAGTATCCATTTAACATTTTTCATTGTAGTTAACCTCCTTTCGTTAAAATCAAAAACTTTCATCCAGTTATTAATATATATAGAAAATAACTTTTAACTGATCTGCACTTAAATCCAGAACATATACAAAATAGAGACACAGAACCAAAAAAAAGAAGGAGATAAAATGCTGATTAATTATGACGCGAAGTGTCAAGAAGTGAAGTCGAAGTTTGAAGAGTTTATTGATGCTGCTGAAAAAGGGAGAGAAGGTCACGGCAGTAAAACACATGCCTTGAAAGCAAGGAAGGCGAGCACAGAGATATCTATGTTATTGAAGGATTTCCGTGCTATCTCAATTTCCAATGATAAGGCAAAACCAGTTAAGTCAAGAACCCCGCAGGTCTAGCGGATCGTATTACCCCTCCTTCCACCCTTGCCCCACTCAGGACTAATACTCCTGAGTGGGGGGGTTATTTTTGCCCCCAATATTATTTACAACCCTTTACCTCCATCATGCTACGGATTGCTTCCTTCTCGCCCCGCACATCTGCCAATTCAGCCGCCACAATTCCATCTCCTTGCCCGAAACCCCACCAGAATGCTTGTACTTTACTCGTGTGGATTCTTTGCTCCTGAGCAATTACTAACCGGTTCTCTCGCCTTGTCAGAGATCTCAACTCTACCGCTAAGCGTGAGCAGTCAAAACTCTCATACATAATATCAGAGGTATATGAGCCAGTAATCTGAGCGGGTGGCGTAGGCATATTACAACACCCTACAAGAAACATAGGGATGACGATAAGGGAAATTAGTAAAGTGTTAAATATACCTCTCATGTTTACCTCCTTATTTTTTACAAGGGGTCCATCCTTTCAATCTCATACA